CTCCCTGGCATTGATTCCAGCAAAGTGTTGGTTGCCACCCGCCAGGATGAATGCCGTCTTACCGATACTAGGGTTTTCCCTAAGCCATGAAATTTTTTCTGGGCGGAGGACCATATCTGAAAGTATGTGTGGCGCATAAGTAAACCCAGTTTTGGCTTTTTCGTAGGTTTTGGGCAGCCAATGGACCCTCTGTGGATGCACTATTTCCTCAAAAAACTCGGTTTCAGTGCTGCAAACCGTGCTTGTATGGGTAAGAAATAGGCTCATTTGAGGTCTGCAATGACGTTATCGACATTGATCTCCGTCTTTGTGGCGTTCTCCTGGCAAAACTTCATGGTTTCACCCACCGTTTTGACCTGCATGGTCTTGCCTATCTCTTCGGGTATGCCAAAGGCGTCGCACAAATACATACCCATGATCAGCCCGTCTAGGCTGTCAATGTTTAGGTCTGGGTAGTTATCCTCCAGCGATTCTGCTGGCTGCGGCGGATTGGACGGCGTTTTTGCTACTTTGGCTATTGCGTTAAATAACTTGATGAATTCCTGGTCACTAATCATGTCACCCCCAACACTCTTGCAATCTGTTCATGAATGAGAAGATGGCTATTTACCCAGTCGTAAAAGTCATCCTCCTGGTTGAAGTCCAAGTCTAGCAAGTTAAATGGATCATTCAAGTTAAGAATTGTAGCAAAGCGTTGGTGTTCAAGTTGATGTATTTGTAGCCAGTCATCCAGGTCTTGTGGATCGGCGTCAATGATGGGGTAGCGCGGGACGTAGAAGCCAGCGTCGATCAGGCGCTCAGAAAATACCTGGTGCTGGATTCCGTTTTCAAACAAAAAGTCACGGAGGCTGTCAGGCTCCCCAAATATCGGGGTAGCCAGTGCGTCCATGTTAAGGCTCATCTGTCTGCCTTTTGTTCCAGTCGATCAAAGATTTTTCCAAGCATGGCTTTGATTTCGGTTATGTCAGAACGGTAATCGTCACGGTTGACATAGACCATAGGCATTTCAGATATGCGGTCTTCGATCCGAACAATGGACCGAGAGATGCTATTGAGTATCCAGCCAAAGGCTGCACCTGCGGTAGCAAAAAGAATGTTAATTAAGAATTGTGGTTCCATCATACGACTTCCGCAGTTACCCACCAGTTAGAACCATCAGATTGTACCGTCGTGCTGTAATACTGTGTTGACAGCACATAGGTTGATGATCCGTCGATATTCTGTGATGACGTCGTATTGATCGTTACTGCATTGGCGCTATTGTCAATTTTCTTGACTTTGTACTGTTGACCGCTAACGCTGCCAGCAGCAGGAAGTTTTACAAACAAAGCCTCAGCCGCACAATTAACCAAAATGGTTGCATTGTTAGCAGTCACCAAATAAGTTGTGTTGGTCCATCCAATTGTGGCAAGGCTATTGTTTTGCCAGGTAATTGTTGCAGGTGCGTTGTTTTCCCAACTAATTAAAGTACCGTTGGTAACGGTTGCAACGTTGGTCACAACAATAGAAGCGCCGCCAAGAGTAACGTTAGACGCACTGGTAATACGACCCTGAGCGTCAATGATGATCTGCGGCACTTGACCGGATGATCCATAGGTTCCAGGAGTTACAGTGGTATTAGCCAGCGAAATGTTGCCGGTGCTAGTAATAGGACCACCAGTTAATCCGGTTCCTGTTCCTACGTTTGTGACTGTACCTTGAGGAATAGCAACGTTAGAAGCAGAGGTGATACGCCCTTGAGCGTCCACTGTGATCTGAGCCGTGTTAGCCGAGTCACCATAGACTCCTGCTACAACGGTAGTATTGGCAAGGGATATGGTTCCATTGCTTGTAATTGGTCCGCCGGTCAATCCTGTACCAGTTGCAACGTTAGTGACGGTGCCCTGGGGAATCGCTACGTTAGCGGCAGAGGTAATCCGACCTTGTTGATCAACAGTAATCTCAGCAGCGTTAGTCCCACCACCATAAGTTCCAATAGTCACGTTGGTGTTGGACATGCTAATTGTGACGTTGGAAGCAAGATTGCCACCACCTGTCAATCCTGTACCGGCAGTTATTGTCCTGCTATCAGGTACAGCATTAGCAACGTTAGCAACAGAGATTGAAATGGCTACGTTTGTGACGTTTGTAGCCTGACCCTGGGCATTGATCGTAACTTGCGGGACGTTTGCTGCATCGCCATAAACTCCAGCGGTCACAGCAGTGTTTGCAAGAGAAATGGTGCCAGTAGTTGTAATCGGACCACCAGTAAGTCCGGTGCCAGTGGCTACGTTACTGACGTACACCACCTCACTGTTATCTACTTTTTCCCAAACTACGCCATTAAAGATTGCCCAATCACCAGCCTGCCAATCTGTAATACCGTCTAGGTTTGTGTTTCCAGGTACGGATACGACGTAGTAATTACCCTTAGTTCCAACGCCAGAAGTTAGCGTAGGCGTGTTTGTGGATGCGTTCCAAGTGCCTTGGTAAACAACACTTCCTTGAGAAGCACCACCACCGCCTGCTACCTTTAGCATGATCTACTCCTTAGAGTCCGTCACCAGGCGTAATGTACAGATCAGCAGTGCTTGCCGCCGTAATCGCCGTAAAGTATCCGTTTGGTACAAAAGACAAAATTTCATCAGTGTTTGGCAAAATCGGAATACAGTTTTTTGCATTCGCGCCATCGCCAGTGGGAATTACGCAGTTGGCAGTAGCGCCAGCAGAAGTCTGGGAATAGGCAAGAAATGCCGTAACCGTACTGGATAAGTTAATAATCCGGTATTGGTTTCCACCAAGAGTGCTGCTAGTTACCTGAATTGGAGTTGGCGCAGTAGTAGCCGCCACCATCTTGCAAGTGTTGCCTAGTACGGTAAAAGCATTAAGACCCATTTTGCACCTCTACCCACGAAGTTGTAGCCTCGTCCCAGGAATACATTTTTCCATCGGTAGGCATGGGTACAGGAGCCTGCCATTGAGCCTGATCATTTAGCGTCCAAGAAGGATATGGCTGCGGAGCAACAAAAGCATCAATGTCTGCGCGGTATGTGTAACCAATACCAGCGTAGTTTTTACGGATGTTTCCGTTATAACTGGTTTGCTTCCAGGTTCCGCCAAAAAGACGCTCACAGAAAGCAGCGCCAATGTATTCTTTTTCTACCCCGTTTGCGTCCGCAGTATCAGAGTTAGCCACCACGATTACTTGGGTAACTACATTGTTGTCATCTAGTTGTGCAAAATGAGCCATACTTATCCTCCGATTGCTTCTGCAATTTTTTGTTGCTGACCAGTCAATTCTGCAATCTGCTCAGGCAACCAAATAGTGTTAATAGATTCCTCAAATGCCTTAATTTTTTCCATCGTCTCTTCTACTTCTTGAACCGTAGGCTTTGGTCGCGAATCATCCCAACGAGTAAAGCCAACACCGCCAGTCCATTCCCACTTAGCACCAGGACGTAGCAAGTGCATTGCCGTGTCGATCCCATACAACCGATAAATCTTAGTATCCATATCAGCCCTTATGTTTACCATTTGATAATCACAATCCCTGAACCTCCTGATCCACCGGCAGCCCTTATTGGAGAACCACTGGAATTGTAACGACCACCACCGCCGCCACCACCAGTGTTAGAAGTTCCATTAGTTCCAGCACCAGTTGTTCCACCTGAACCTCCACCACCAGTACCACCGCCTCCACCAGGAGTAATGCTTGCATCAACATAGGCTCCAGCGCCACCACCTCCAGCGTAAGTTACCGATGATCCAGATATAGAAGAAGCGGTACCGTTTCCACCCGCTGCTGCGGTACCGGTACTTGGTGATCCAGTAGCACCTACGGCACTTGCTCCACCACCACCTCCACTACCTGCTCCGTTGACGCTACCACCGCCATTATTACCTTGAGATGGGCTTACAGAAGGAGTATTTCCAGTACCGCCACCACCACCCCATCCACCACCGCCACCGGAGCCTCCGTTACCACCACCAGTCGTAGTTCCGATTCCTGCTCCGTAACCACCACCAGCCGATGTAATGGTGCTAAATACAGAATCAGAGCCAGCAACGCCATTGCTTACATTGTCCTGCAAACCACCTCTACCTCCGGCGCCAACGGTAATTGTGTAAGTAGTGCCAGAAGTGACGCTTAACCCAACCCCAGTTCTAAATCCACCAGCGCCACCACCTGATCCAAGACCTGCTCCGCCACCACCACCACCAGCAACTACTAAGTATTCAACAGACGATACTCCGGCTGGCGCTGTCCATGAAGACGATCCGGTAAACACGGCAAGATTTGAATATGCAGAACGAGTGTATTTGATGATGACTACGCCAGAGCCGCCTGCTCCACTTGACAAATTATTGCTCAGACCTGCCCCAGTAGAGCCACCACCACCACCAGTATTTTCGCTGCCGTTTTGTCCGCTACTTAAATTTGCTCCGCCATTTCCACCGCCGCCTGTTCCTCCGGTTCCAATAACAGTAACAGTGTCATTTGCTCCAGCACCACCACCGCCAGCATAAGTTACGGATGATCCAGAAATTGAAGATGCAGTGCCATTGCCTCCGTTACCTTGTTTTTGTGGACTTGATTGACCGTTTTGACCAACTGCTCCAGCACCACCACCACCTCCAGCAGCACCAACCCCGCCAGTTTGTATTCCACTTCCGCCATTGTTCCCTTGTGACGGCGATGTAGATGGGGTGTTTCCAGAGCCGCCTGGATGCCCTGTTGGTCCGTTGTCACTTCCACCTCCACCGCCAGAACCTCCAGAACCTCCAGCACCGCCTGGAAGCGCACCAAAACCACCACCGTTAGAAGTTAATGTGCTAAATGGTGAAGGACCAGAAATTGAACTATCTGAACCAGCATTTCCGTTACCGTCGCTTGTTCCAGAAGAAGTTGCACCACCACCACCAACGGTAATTGTGTAAGTTGATCCCGCTGTAACAGCCAAACCTGTACCTGTTCTAAATCCTCCAGCGCCACCACCGCCTGCGCTATTTGACTGTCTGGATGATGCGCGCCCACCAGAGCCGCCTCCAGCAACAATCAGGTATTCAATTTCTGTTACACCTGTTGGGCAAGTCCATGTTGCAGAGCCGTTGAAAGTTATAGTTTCAACAAACGGTGGTCCAAGACTAAAACTTGTTAATCCATACGCCCTGGCTGTGGCTATAGCAAGTGTTGAAAGAATAGGCATGACTAATCCTTATGCAAACTTGGTTTGTGCAGCAAGTACCGTATAAGTTGCATTACCAGTTTTGATGACCGTGTAGGTATAAAAGTCTGTTGAGTTAGCATTGCCGCCAGTAGGAGCCGTACCGCCCTGCCACTTAGGAGTGACGTTGGTTCCGTCAATCTGACTGAGCGAAACGTACTTGGCAGTCGCGTTATTGGTCATTCCGAAGGCAATAGTAATTGCCTCGTTGTTAGCCATTACGTTATTTAGGGACGCACTAGAGTTGCCACGAATGTTGAGCGTAACGTTCGCTGAGGCATTTCCAGTGTATAGCAACACTTGCTGTGTACTGACGTCAAAGTTAATTGTATTTGCAGCGCCATTGGCGTCTATTGTTACAAACTCACCGTTCCTGTTTGTAAGCAGTACGTTAGAAACATTTGGTCCAGTAATCGACCCGCCGGTGATGTTGACGTTGGCAAGAGACTCGGCTCCATTGCCAATTCCGTTGATCGCAACCGCAACCGTGCTAAAGTTGTTGTCCAGTTGAGATAATGGGATTGCTGCGTTCGCGTTAGCAAACGAATTAGGTATAGTGATAGGTAGTGCCATTTAGAACCTCGCTCTCAGTTCATGTTCAAATTGGAACCCATTTATTGTAAATGGGGTTGACGTACTTTGAACAGTCATTCCTAGATACTTTCCGTACATTTTAGCGTCAGATTTGTATAAGAAATAGCCTGCTCCGCTACTCTGGGCGCCTAGCCAAGAGATAATCTGTGAAGAATTGTTTTGCCAATCAATGACCTGGGCAGAGTTATTGACCCAGAGGACCGAGTTGGCAAATGTAATGATTGGAGACTGAGCCGATTCTGAATCGACATGGGCATCCAAGATTACTGGCTGATTGCCAAGCGTAGCCTCAATACCAATCTTGAGAGCCTGCTTATCACGAATTGGATCGCCCATAGGCAGCAAAGCCGTTTCAATGTTTATAGAAACCGGATTAGCCTCATCTTCATAGAATTGGTATAAGTTAAGACCTGTAGTGCCGTATAAGTTAAGGAATCCATCCTTTACACCAGGTGCAACATAGTTAGAGTTAGTAAGTTGATTAGTGAAAAACCACTTACGCTCAAAAAATGCTGCTTGAATCCATCGGTCTGTGCCGTTGTCGTTGTACTTAAAGTTGTAAACAGCACACAAAATGTTGTTGATCAAGCACTGACCACCGGTTACTTCGCTGTTGAAGTCGATTAGCGGGAAAACCCCGTCCAGCGGATCGCTGATTTTGGTCGTGGTAGCACCCACCAGAGCGTACACGCCGTACTCGTTCATGAACAAAATGGACCGGAAGTACGGAAAAATTGCATGCTTGAGTTTGGAGCCTACCGACGCTGACACGTTGGTATTGGTAAATAGGGTCACACCAGTCGTTGAATCTACCCGCACGTCCGAGAAAACGTTGATCGAATCCTCACCAAAGACGTACAAAAAGTTGTTGGCAGACAAAATCCTGTAAATGATCGTCCGCAGGGTAGAGTCCGTGATGGTCAAAAAGCCAGCAGAGACACTGTAAAAGTCATTAAATGTTTCAGCAGCAGAATAAAAAACCGTTCGATCACTAGCAATCCAGGTGCGACCAGAGAATGTGGCTATGTCAGAGCCGGACTGGTTTAGGATTGTGCAGGTAACGTTGGCGTTAGTACCGCCTCCAGTGATCGTAACCGTTGGTGCGGACGTATATCCAGTGCCGCACTCAGTCATAACAATGTCGGCAATGGCTCCAGACACGATTACAACCGTGCCAGTAGCCTGAATACCATTAGCCTGGTTAGGCGCTCCAAACGTAACGGTAGTATTTGCCGTATATCCTGTACCACCGTTGTTAATTGTGATGCTATTGACAGCGCCAACGTCATGTAAATTAGTTCCGTCCCAGGTTTTATAGCCTTTACTTGGGTCCAGGATTAGGGCACGCTCGTTTTTCCACTGGGTAATCATGACGCCAGAGTTAGAAAACGTGTTTGCTGCCGCTATGTTTCCGGTAGAACCAGAAGTAAGGTTGACGTACTGAGCCGATCCATCGTCCTGGAAAGCCAGCATGTACTCGTTATTGTTGATGTTGACCGACTGCATGTAGGTCACTTCTTGCGCCCAGGTAACGTTGGACAACTGATCGTTACCAGCAATGATCTTTAGGTTGCCAAATCCGATTGGCATGGCATTCTCTAGCCAGCCAAATTCACCGTTGTCGATTACGGTACGGTTATTTTTGGTGTTTACACCCTTGAAGTCTTTGACAACCGCATACTGCTTCTTTTGCTCAACGGCAGCCATTTAGTACCCCGATACAAAAGGTGTTGGCAGTCTGCGCGTGAATGTTCCGTTTAATACCTCCATGACGTGCTTGCTATATTCATTCTTGAATATCTCTGCCTCACCATAAGATTGCTCTTGGTACTTGGCAATATAAGCAGCATAGAAAGGTACAGCCTCAGTAAATGGGCTAGGTAATGGATCAACTTCGGCACCAGTAACCAGATCATCAACCTCGACCACAGTATCGAATTCCATGACGTAGGCTTGATCAGGTTTTGGACCAATAAATATCTTCTTCGGACCGTACATAGAGAAGGCAGCAGGACGTCCGGTGTAGTTTTGCCAGTATCGCAACTGGGCATTAAAGTTTGTCCAGGGAAAGTACATAAGCGGAACCCGCGAGTTTCCCCAGTAAAGATTGATGTTGAGAATGTCGATTGTTTTTACGCCTTCCGGCAGATCGACAAAATCAATTGTTTCGACGTTATAAGGCACCGTGTGGCTTTGAAGCACACGATTACACCCAGTATCCCGTACTAAGGTGTTCCGTCCGTCGTTAATGTATGAAGTTAATTCTGCGTCTGTCCAAAAATTCGCATTAACGTCATGCAGCAAGCGACGGGTATCTGTGATGTAACCCGCTAAAGTTTCTGCCATATTTAACCATTGCTAACTGCAACTTTCGCCGCACCCCGCGCTTTGGGCATGGGGGCGGCTACTCGTTCCACCACTGGGGCTGACAAGTGGACTACTTTGGATGACTCTTTGGAAAATGAAAACTGCGATAGTCGTTCCATTGCTATCGCATAATCTGTGTTCATTTTCATCCAGCCGAGTCGTACCAAATATGGTTCCTTATTGTCATCACCGTAACCAAAGATATGCGTTGCCACAACCAAAGGAATTTCTACTTCCCTCTGCGGTGCAAACTCATAAACCGTACCGTTAAACGAGTCGGAAAATGTGTTTTCACCATTGTTGCGAACAAAGATCGTGGTCATAGCGAGACAATATCTCCATAAAGTGAGACGTCACAAGTGACGTTGGCGTTTGCCGAACAATTAACGTAAAGCACTTTGGCGGTAAGTACGTCTGTATTTGCAGCCGATGCTAGTGTCAGATTAACGTATTTAGTGGCGCCAGTGGCACCGCTAATTGTCGCATCTGCAACAATAGTTGTGCCGGTAGAGTTGGCGCCCGTGAAGACGCCAACGTTTGCAGCAGAACCATTACCACTAAAATTAGACAGCGTAATACGACGCACAATGTACTTAGTCGCAGCCTGTGCAACCAGAGTGGTAACGTCACCAGTGGAGTTCAGACTTACGCCTGTTTGCTCCGCAAGGCGGTAGTTACCAAACGAGTCAGG